CAAGAGTTCTATGAACTATATCTTTCTTTAGAAAAGGGTAAAAAAATAGAACAAGAAGAATTTAATAAATTACTTGACAAAGAGAAACCAGATTTTCTATACTCTAAGTATTGGGCAATGTTTGTCGTTGCAAGTATGATTAACAGTAGGAAGGCAAATGAGGTAACAGATGCAATCGCTGGATATGCATCATCACAATCAGATTTATCTGGGCCTCATGCAGTATACAAATGATTAATTTACTAGAAGGTAAAGAGGGTAAGAACCTACACTTAGAACATATCGAAGATGAGATATTAAACTTTGGTGTGCCTGGGGGTAGAGCTGCAATCAACTTTGTTCGTTCACTAAGAGATATGCTTGCTGGTGAATCTAGGTCTTCAGTTAACATGACTGTGAAGTGGGATGGTGCGCCTGCAATATTTGCTGGAGAAGACCCAAGTGACGGTAAGTTCTTTGTTGCAAAGAAATCAGTATTCAACGCAACTCCAAAACTATACAAGACAGCCGCAGAGATTGATGAAGATGGACTATCTGGTGCATTGAACACAAAGTTCAAAGTTGCACTAGAAGAGTTTTCCAAGTTAGGTATCAAAGGTGTTCTTCAAGGTGACTTGATGTTTACATCTGAAGATAAATCTTCTGAAAAGATTGACGGTAAGTCTTTCATCACATTCCAACCAAATACAATTGTATATGCAGTTGACCCTACATCTGATATTGGTAAAAGTATTAATAGTGCAAAGATTGGTATTGTATGGCACACAACATATACTGGTTCTACATTACAAGATATGAAAGCATCTTTCGGTGCAGATATAAAAGGACTAAGTAAATCAAAATCAGTGTGGATGGATGATGCAACATATAAAGATGCATCTGGTACTGCAACAATGACTGCAAAAGAAACAGCAGAAGTTACTGCACACTTATCAAATGCTGGTAAAACATTTCAAAGAATTAATGCACCACTACTCAAGAAGTTCTTGAGGTTACAAGATTCACTTACTGGTAAATTGGTGGGTGCAAGTTTGAAGACATATAATAACACAAAGGTTCGTGTAGGTCAAGCTATTAAAGACCCTAAAGGTCACGCAAATGGATACATTACTCATGTAGAGAATCATTTCCAAAAAGAGATTGAAAAACTCAAGACCCAGAAATCTAAAGATGTTCTGGAAACAAAGAAGACTGAATATCTAAGAGAATTTAAAAAAATGTTACCTAATCTTCAACAAGTGATTGCTCTACAGATGCACCTTGTAAATGCGAAGATGGGGATTGTAAAAAAACTAAATAGTGTTAAAGGTTTAACAGATACCTTTATCAAGACTAGTAATGGATTTAAAGTGGTTAACCCAGAGGGTTATGTTGCAATTGATAGGGTTTCTGGTGACGCTGTGAAGTTAGTTGATAGAATGGAATTTAGTTTTAATAACTTTACTGCAATTAAGGCATGGGATAAATGAAAACTTTAAAAGAAATGTTGTGCGAAAAAGCACCAGTAAAACCTACTAAATCACCTATGCAAAGACGTAGGGAGATGGGTAAACGGATGAGAATTCTTGCGAAGAAATCATCTGTAAAACTCAAGAAGAAAAGAGCATTACTCCGAAGGAGAGATGCCGCTTCTCTCATGAAATCTGCACAAAAACAAGCAAAAATGACGGTCATCAAGAAACAGTTGGGGCCTGATGTTAAGTATAACGAATTACCCATCAATAAAAGAATTCAAATAGACCAGAAGATTGTTGCTAAGAAAGCAAAAGTTATTCAAAAGATAACTAAAAAACTTTTAAGAAAGTTAAAAGCTGGAGAGGGTGAGAGAGTTAAAAAAGCAAAACTCGCTCAGAGGGAAGGTTGATATGAAAACATTTTTAGAAGCAAAAGGTGATACAGCAGTATTTACATTTGGTAGATTTAATCCACCAACTACTGGTCACGAAAAACTTATAGATGCACTTGCAAAACAACAGTCTAAGAACGCTGGTTCTTTGATGTATGTTTATCCATCTCATTCTCAAGATGCAAAAAAGAATCCACTTCCACATTCAAGAAAAGTTGCATATATGAAAAAGATGTTTCGTAAGTATGCAAGAAACATTATCTCAAGTAAATCAAGAAACGTATTTGACATTGCAGTAGAACTACACAACAAAGGACATAGAGCAGTCGTTATGGTTGTTGGTTCTGACAGAGTACAAGAATTCGATAGATTATTAAATCAGTATAATGGTGTTGAAGGTAAACACGGTTACTATGGTTTTGATGATATCAGAGTTGTATCTGCTGGAGAGCGTGACCCAGACGCAGAAGGTGTAGAAGGAATGTCTGCATCTAAGATGAGAGCTGCAGCTGCAAAAGGTGACTTTGATTCTTTCCAAATGGGATTACCTAGAAACTTTGGTGATGCAAAGAAACTGTTTGATGATATTCGTAAGAATATGGGTGTACGAGAACAAAACTGGACAGACGAAGAAATCATGAGAGATGCATATATTCGTGGTGAGGTTTGGAACGTAGGAGATGTTGTCGAAACAAAACTAGGTGACGAAGGTACAATCATACGAAAAGGTACAAACTATGTCGTATTTGAGAATATGCAAAGAGTTTGGTTACATGACCTAGTTGAAGAACCAAAGAAGATTACAAAGACAAAACAAGCAAAAGGTGATGTTGCAGACGTTAAAGGTACACAACCAGCGAAGTATTATTCTAAAGATGCAGACGGTGATGAAATGTCTAAGTCTACTAAGATTGCTCGTGCAAGACATTTTGCAAAGGGTGGTTCTAGAGATGATGCGCCTGGAGATAAAGATGCAGAAACTAAACCATCTCAGTATACTAAAAAATTCAAACAGATGTATGGTGAAAGAGCAAAAAATGCAGTTGCTGGTGGTAAAGTTCAGAAATTTGTTACTGCACATGGTTTAAAATTTAAAGGTAAAGTCTATAAAGAAATAGATATGGAACTGAAGGGTATTGACAACAATACTCAAATGGTTACATTTAATATTATACATCCAAAAGAAATATTTGGTAATGAAGTTAAAGTTGCATTTAAGGTTTTGAGAAGAGGCCCTTTCATGGCAACCGATACCTCAAAGATAAATGAACAAGACGATAAAGAAAAACCAAAGTCTGACCAAGCGAAAAAGAGAGATGAATTTGAAAAGTTGCAAAAAGCGAAACGAGTTGCAGCTCTTCAGTTTCGTATTGCAAAAGACCAAGAGACAGTTGCAAAGATGAGTCAGACAGAACGTAAACTTTCTGATGGGGAAAAAGATAAATTAAAAGATTTAGAAAAAGACATTGACATAAAAGATTTTATTGATAGGTATGGAAAAGAAGAAGGTGAATCAATCTACTATGCAACACTAACTAAACTTGCAAAAGGTGAAGAGATTGAAGAAGATAATCCATGTTGGGATACTCACAAACAAGTTGGTATGAAGAAGAAGAATGGTAAGATGGTGCCTAATTGTGTTCCAAAAGAAGGATTAGAAGAGATTAATCTACCAGCACTTATTAAGAGTGTAATACACCGTACAACCCATCCAAAAGGTTATGCAAAAATGTTGCAAACATATATTGAGATGGTAAAAGACCAAGGTAGTAAACATTCTAACAAATTCTATGCATCTAAAGTTGCAACCATGTTTGGAATGAGTACAGTATTTCCACTTATTGATTATATCAATAAACTAGTCAAAAAGGGTATGTTACCTACAACTCTAATGGCACAGTATGAAGTTGAGGAAAGTATACAACTTGACGAAAAGATTGAAGGTCTTGTAAACAAGTCAGAGAAAACTGGTGTTCCATATTCTATACTCAAGAAGAGTTACGATAGAGGAATGGCTGCGTGGAAGGGTGGTCACAGACCAGGCGCTTCCCAACAACAATGGGCATTTGCAAGAGTTAACTCAATGTTAACTGGTGGTAAAGCAGACCCAGACCTACAAGCACAAATCAAAAAGGGTGGTTATAAAAAGAAGAAGAAAGCATCCAAGGAATCTATTGAAGAATGGTATTCAGATAATGAAACAATCGCTTTATATCAAGGTAGATATGGTGATGAGTGGTTAAAAAAACTAAATAGTACATACGAAAAGATGTTATCAAAACTAGATGAAGAGACTTGTTGTGAAGATTGCGATAACCTTTATGACCATATTATAATGGAATCAGAGTATCAAGGTAAAAAAGTTAAACTAAATGACCCTATTCGTACAAGTGAAAACCCAAACAAGAAGTTTAAGGTTTATGTAAAAAACGAAAAGGGTACAGTCGTAGTGGTTCGCTTCGGTGACCCAAATATGGGTATTAATCGTGATGACCCAAAAGCAAGAAAAGCATTTCGTTCAAGACATAGTTGTGATGACAACCCAGGCCCTAAGTGGAAGGCAAGATACTGGAGTTGTTACCAATGGCGTGCTGGTGCAGAAGTAGATAACTAAAGGAAAAAAAGATATGATTAAACATGGACAACGTATGAGTCAAGCACTTGCAGATATGCATTTGAATGAATTAAAAATGAATGACCCAAAGTTAAACAAAGTTTTTGATAAACTTAAACCAAAAGCAACCGTTCAACTAAAAACTAGTTCTACAATTGCAAAGGGTGAGGATTTTAAAACTTATCTTGTGGTATCTAAAAATACACTAAGAAATGGTGTGGAAAAAATAACACTGAAAAATCGTGCAAATCCAACTGGTGTAAAAAGTTTCTTATACAGAAGAGATGATAAGGTAACATTTGCAATTGGTGATATGGGTGCATCTATTGATGATATCAAAGAAAAGTATTCCCTAATCAATCATGAGATTATAGAAGAGATTGAAGTAGAAGAGATTGAAGAAGCGATTGACCCTGCTGATTTAGATTTAGATGCAACTGATGCTGATAAGAAAGCCGCAGACAAGAACATCATCATGCAAATGAGAAAAGCGATGGATGTTAGAGGTAATATGCCTATTGAATTTGCAAACGGTAAGAAAGAAAAAGTAGACGCAAAAATTCTAGACATGATGACCAAGGCACATATGAATATTCAGAAACCAAGAGACAAAGATAAGTTTGTTGCAATGATTAGTAAATCAAAAAGAGATATGTTAAATGTTGCAAAGAAACTTTCTACTCTTAAAATGGGTGAAGAGTTAGAACTTGATGAAAAGTTTCAATCAAGAAGACCTTCTAGTAAAGAAGTTAAAATGGCAATCGGTATTGCAAATGACCCTCGTTACAAAGGTGGTAATATGACAGGCGCTGTAAAGGCGATTGAAAAAATAAGAGATGGGTTATCAAAATATCCAGAAGTTGCAAATGCTTTACAAAAAGCAAATGAAAATCTTGAAGAAGGTAAAATGAAAGACCTTCTGATAAAAGCACAAGACCTTATGGGCCCATCTAAGAATAGGGAACAAGGTATTGAGTTTGTAATGAAAGGTTTAAAAGTTTCAAAGAAAGAAGCAACTAAACTAGTTGATGCAGTTATTAAAATGAGTGAAGAAACACTTGATGAAAAGTATGACTTGTATCACAAGACCTTTTCTGATGCAATGCAACACGCATATGACTATGCAAAAAAGAAGTTGGGTATTACTGTAGACTCAAAAGAGATTGATAGTAAAGTCGCAACTGGCCCAAAGAAACCTTCTGAGGGTAAAACAAACAAATACAGACTCAAAGGTAAAGGTGGTAATTTACAAATCCAAGTTTACAATAAAGGTGGTTCAAAACCATTTGAGTTAAATATGTATAAAGAGGAGAATGAAATGACAAAATCATTGAAAGACACGATTGTCGAAATGTGGAGTGAAGCAGTTTCCCCAGCACAACAAGCTGCAATTGCAATCTCCAAAAAAGAAAAAGAAGAACAAGACGAAGGTAATGCCTTTGGTGCTGCTCTACAAGCTGCAAGAGAAAATGGTGATGAAACTTTCGTAGTTTCTGGTAAAACTTATAAGTGTGAAGACTATGATGAAAAAGGACAAGTGAAAGAAGCTTATAAACCAGTAAAGGCAAATCACTATGACGTTAAAGTTACAGTGAGTGACAAAGATGTTGCAAAAGTTAAGAAAATCATTTCAAACTTTAATGGTGACATTGAAGATGTTGATTCTGACCAAGTAGATGGTGGGGGAAACAAATTCAAAGGAACTGGTGATATTTACATTCAAGGAGATGACGCTGGTAAACTAGGAATGGAAATCGCAAAATCAGTTAGGACTGTAAAAGTAATGGGTGAAACTAACAAGAATAATAAGTCTGATGATGGTGATGGTATGGATGCAGTCCAACCAAAAGCAGTCAAGAAGAAGTTTAAGGACAGAAAAGATAAAGACATTGACAATGATGGAGATGTAGATGATTCTGATAAGTTCCTACACAAAAGACGTAAAGCAGTTTCAAAAGCAATCAATAGTCAAAAAGAATCAATTGAAAGATATCACGAAACTAAAAAAGGTTCTTTGAGGGATGCAGTTCTTCAGATGTGGGGAGAGAAACATACTCCAGACCATAAAGAAGATGAGAAAAATGAAAAAAAGTCCTTGACAAAAGAGAAAAAAGATGGTAGTGTAAAGAAGATGACGGATACTGGAAAAGAGGTAACTCCAGTTGAAACGTCTGTAAAAATGCCTAAAATAAAAGAAACTAATAATAAGGTGTAATTGTGAAAAATTTATATAATGTAATAAACGAAGTCACGGAGTCGGTTGAAAATTTACCGACTATCTATTGTGACATGGATATGGTACTCTGCGACTTCTTAAAAGGTGCAGAGGAAATATTGGGTGTTCCTTTTCCAAAAGCGGATAAAGGAACTAAATGGCCTAAGATATCTGCAAAAAAAGATTTCTGGGAAAGTTTAGAATGGATGCCTGGTGCAAAAAGAATGTGGTCTTTTATTGATAAATATGATGCACATATTCTATCTGCATACTCTTCTAAAGATGCAAACTCTAAAAAGGGTAAGTATAAATGGTTGAGTACCAATGCGAGATTAAATAAAAAGAGTAGAATTCATCTAGTTTTGCGTGAAGATAAACAAAAATACGCAATGACAACGGATGGTAAACCTAACTTACTGATAGACGATTATATTAAAAATATAAACGAATGGAAAGCAAAAGGTGGAATTGGAGTTCATCACACATCTCCTAGTGATACTATTGCACAATTGAAACGGTTAGGTTTCAAATAAACATAAATAGAAGTAGTATATACTAAACTAAGGAGAAATCTAATGAGCTCATGGAGTATGAATGATGGTTCTGCATTAACTGGTGCTTACACATTTACAAATGCAAGTGCAATTGTACAAGGTAACTCAAGTGCAGATACATCCGAAATCGCAGTTGGAGATATTGTCATTGATGACAACGGTGATAAGGTAAGGGTAAAGGATATCCAACCTAATCGTGTCGTTGCTACATCTGGTGTCAACGCATCCAACGAACAAGTTACAATAACAAATCATGGATTTGTTGCAAATCAAGAAGTAGTCTACCAAGCAAATGGTGGAACTGCAATCGCTGGCCTAACAGATGATACAATCTTTTTCGTAAAGACTGTTTCAAGTGCAAACGCATTTACATTATCTGCAAGTGCTGGTGGAGCACAGATTGATATTACTGGAACTGGTAATAACGCACAATCATTTTCTGGTACATCAACTAAAGCATTTACTGCTACAGCTGTATTTTCACCATCTACAAATAGTGGTTCAACAAGTACAGTATCAAGACCCCCAGTAAACTTTGTTGGGGCTGCCCCACATATTGATGCAAATATCTTAGGTATTACATCTGCTGAATCACTTGGTGGTTTAGATAATGTCACTGGAGTTCAAGTTGGAACTACTAGTCTTGGTAGTATTGACTATGTTGGTGGTAACACCTATCATGGTTCTGCACCAACAGTAACAATTCCAGCACCAACTGTAAGAACTATTGCAACTGCAAAAGTTACTACTGGAACAGATTCAATTGAAATTGCTGGTCATAATATGAGAACTGGTACAGAAGTTAAATATCAAGACGGTGGTGGAACTGCACTTGCTGGTCTTGTAGATGATACTTCTTACTTTGTTATCAGAACAGACGAAGATAATATCAAACTTGGTTCTTCACTTTCAAATGCAAACGCTGGTACTGCAATTACTTTAACTGGAACTGGTAACAATGCACAGACACTTGAAGGTATTCAAGCGACTGCAACTGCAACTCTTGCTGGTGGTAAAGTTACTGGAATTACAGTAACGAATGTAGGTTCTGATTATCAAGCACTTCCTGCTATCACAGTAGCTGCGCCTGGTGGTACTGGAAGTTTGAACTTAACACAATCTGGAGTTCTTGTTACTGGTACTGATGAGATTGTTATCCCAGCTGCACTATATGCTGTACTAACAACTGGTGATGCAATGACATATGCACAAGGTGGTTCTGGTGCTCAAGCAGACCTAACAGATGGTACTGTTTACTTTGCAATCAAATCTGGTACATCAAACAGAATGAAACTTGCAACAACTTATGCAAACGCTATCGAAGGAACTGTAATTGACTTAACTGCTGTTGCATCTGGTGGTACTGCACACTCATTTACTGGTGCAACTGCATCTGTAACTGCAATTCGTGGTCTAGGTGTAGACGGTGATAATGACAGTAGAGATATTGCTCACATTGGTTGGGTTAAGAAAACTGTAGGAACTGGTGGTCGTGCTGGTAGGGTTCACTATGAAACTCTAGTTGCCGCTTCAAGTATTTCTGGTGATGCAGAGGATGTCGCAACTCCAGATAGTTAATATATATAATATAATGTTTTAAATAATGGAGATACATTATGCCTCAATTGACTGAGACTGAAATTAATATTCGTAAGCAAACACTAGAAGGTGATTTGCAAACGGTGAAAGAAAATTTGAATAAACTAGATTCAGAGAGAACAAATCTCGTTGCACAACACCATGCAATTAGTGGTGCGATTCAACAATGTGATTTGTTCCTTTCTGAATTGAAGGTGGTGCCAGAGGATACTGGCAGTAGCATTCCCAAGAAAAAGGGTTAATAGGAGAAAATAAATGGCAGATAAAAAGATTACTGCATTAAGTAATTTAGGTAATGCAATCGCTGGAGAAGATTTACTTCATGTGATTGATGACCCAACTGGTACACCAGTTAATAAACATATTAGTATTGCAAACATCTTCAATAACATACCAACTTATGTTGCGTTAGATGGCACTGCACAAAATATAACTGGTAGTACAGCGGTAAATGTAACTACCTCAATAACAACTATTGATGGTGCATCTTTAAGTTCTAGTGCAACTGGAGCTTTAGCGGCAGGAACAAACGGTCAAGTTAAAATAGTTGTTATGACAACTGCACCAACAAATGCTAGAACTTACACACTTACACCAGCTGCAAGAAATGGTTATGACTCTTTAACCTTTGGTGCAGAAGGTGATGCAGCTATGTTGGTGTTTACAAATAGTGAATGGACTGTTGTAGGACACAGAGGTAGCATTTTTACACCACAAACTCTTACTGGTGCTGGTGCTGCTTCATTAACTCATCCAATGACATTATTGGTCACAACTGGTGCAAATGCTGTAACACTCGCTAAAGGTGCTGTTGGTCAAATGAAAACCATTGTTATGAAAACAGATGGTGGTAATGCAACAATGACACAAGCTGGTGGTAATCTACTTGCAGCTCAAGTTTCAACATCTATTGTTTGGAATGATGTCGGTGATAGTGCAACTCTAGCATACACTGGAAGTGATTGGGTTGTAGTATCCCACAATGGTGTAACAATATCATAAGGAGATAATTCATGGGTGATAATATTGTATATGGTGCTGGTGGTGTTCCAATGGTAAAACAACCAAAAGAGGTTGCACCAGTGGAAAAATCTGCACCAGTAAAAAAAGAAATAAAGAAACAACCTCTTCAAGAAATCTATGGAGATGATGGTTTTGACGAAGAACATGGAGATAAAGAATGAAGACGTTTTTAGAATACTCATCTGTCAAAGCAACTGATGGTTCGCACATTGACGAAGATGGAAACTTAATGGATTTGTCTGATGATTCTGTTATTGAAAAACTTAATGCATTTGTTGGTTCTATTGGAGTTAGAGAATATTTAAATCCAGAAGCCGCAGTGAATGAATTAAGAAACAAACTAATGAGAGTTGGAATAAATTTTGGTGATGTTCAATTTACTGGAGAACAAGGAGAAGTCTCTATACCTCTAGTAAAGCATGGTGGAGTTTATGGAAAAGATACTGATAGTGCCCCAGAAGAAGTAGTTAACGAAACTGAGAGTGGTAGAAGTATTAATTTTGTATATGAAAGACTTGCAACTGGAACTCACAAGGTTTATGCACAAATTTCTTAAATGTTTGAAAAAATAACGACTGATAATGTATTACTATTTGCACTAAAACATTATGATAATCCACAATGTGAAGGCGAAAAAGAGTTTTATGATGACATGAAACGATTTAAGTATATCAAACGATTACTTAAAAAGTATAAAGTTGATGGCATCATTAAAGAACGCTTGTTATTGAATCATATTATTATATTAAATAATGTATTCGGGCCTGACGCTGCTTCTACTTTATTGTTATTTAAAATAGAACCAGAACATTGGTCACAATTGAAATCCTTTCTTGTATATCTGAATATGTTACCAGAACAAGAATTAAAAGAGATAGATGACGATAAGAAGATTAGTACGGTTTTAAGGAAACTATAATGGGAAGAGCGATAGATTTATTTGTTACCTATAGGTTTATAAAGATATTGGTAACACCTTTTGAAAAACAAGAGGCATATAAACTTGGTGTGATAGATAAGGTTGGTAACCGTATCTTAATTCCAGGCACGAATAAACCTACTCTATTAAATACGATTAAAGAAAAGAATTCGTATACAGTTCTCCACAAATTAGTTTTCAACATTAAAAAGATTTTTAGTAAAGTGCCTGGTTTGAGAACAAAACTAGGTAGTTATGCAGCTGCATTGTTTTTATTAAAAGATACTTTTAAAGAAAGTGTAGACCCAGAAATGTGGGAACAACAACTTATGAAGTATATCAAAGAAAATAATATTGAACTAGATAATACAATATCAGAAGAAGTTACCTTAGATGGTGGACAATTACCAAAAGGTTTATACAAACTTATAAATGATATTACATTTGATGTAGAGGATGCAGAAAGTCCAGATGCACTAGAAGGTGACGAAGTTCAAGTGTTTGAACCAGTTTCACCTACGGACACAGTTTTGGGAGTAGAAATATTTCCAGTTATACATATACCAACACAAACTAAAATCTTTGTTAGTGCAGAGGATATAAAAGAAGTTGGAATAGGGGATTTGGAACTATGACAAAATTTAACGACATAATGAAAAAGTTTTATGAAGACGAGATGTTAGGTATCAAAACAGAAGATGCACCAACAAACTCAGTCTCTGCTGGTGGAGTAGATATGGCACCTAATGCAGTTAGTAAAAAGAAACAAAAAGAAATGCAAAAGTATGATGGTCGAAGAAAAGAATCAAAAGCATTTATTAGAAGGATGGGTGAGTTGCGAGCAAAGAGAGAACAAGCATTTAGAAAATCTGTAAAAGAAAATATGGATAACTTTGGTGAAGAGTATCTCAATGAAGCAAACGTAGATGTTCTTCAAAAAATTGTTAAAGATAAACAAAACAATAAGATAAAATTAAAAGATGGAACATTGCGAGTTGATTTGTTTACTGCATCTGCATTAACTCAAGCTCTCGACAAAGTAAGACCAGATACTAAAAAGAAGATGGAAGATATTATCAACAAGGGTGGTAAAGCACAGTTTATGAAACTTGTTGGGGTTGTCTTTAAGTAATGTATGATACACGCATTTCTTCTGGTCTTTATTTTAGCAGATAAAGTACAAGGTGGTCAACCTATGTATTTTCGTGATATTACTGTGTGCAATTGGTATGCAAGTCAAGTCGTGAAAAGATATGGTAACTACAAATATTCATCTCTAGTTCCCCCAGAACATAAGGCAACTGCTTATTGTAAACCAGTTTACATAAATAGTAATACCAAAGGTCTTTATGACCACTAGGGGATATTGATGAGTTTAGTCACATATACAAATTATACAAACGTAAAGCCAGTTGCAAATCTAAATGCAAAGGTAAAACGAATTGTTAAGAGAACAAAAAAAGTTGAGGAAAAACCAGAGTATAAGTTTTTCCCAATGAACGCACACAAGCGTATTAAACTCCCCCCACCAACATTTGATATGAAAAAAGAAGTTGTAATATTAAAGGATATTATTGCAAGAAGAACACCAGAAGATGAAACATCTATTCGTCTTCATGATGAACACTCTTTTTATGCAATTGAACAATATTGTAAAGAGAATGGGTTAGAGTTTCATTATGATGAAATGAAACAAATAGTAGACCAAGCCAGACCAACAATAAAGTATTTTAAAGATACATTTGATGTTCCAAGACCACAAGAAGTTGATAGGTCTATTCGTCCAATGTCAAGTGTCACAAATAAAACCAGAAGTTATCCATCTGGTCATGCAACTCAATCAATGTTGATTGCACTATATGTTTCGGAAAAGTTTCCAGAACATGAAAAAGGAATTAAAGAGGCTGCGAAAGAATGTGGTCTTGGAAGAGTTAAAGCAGGATTTCATTATCTTGCAGATTATGTTGCTGGTAACTTACTTGCTGAAAAAATGTTTATGATTATGAACAGAGAAAACTATGGTAAGTATGTTAACGAATCACCTAGAGTACCTAGAAAGAAAGGTCAACCAGCAGGGAGTGATAAACACTCTGATTTATACACAGATGAAAATCCGAAGGGAACTATTCACGGTCTTGGTTTTAAAGATGTTGAAACTGCAAAATCAAGTGTGAAGAAAATAGAATCTTCTGGTAAATCTCATGCACACAAGATACAAGCCGCAATCGCTATGGAACAAAGAGCGAGAGTAATGGGTAAGACGGCAGAAGCAAATATCTATCGTGCATATATCGAAAAGATGAAGAAGATTACCAAACAAAAGAATGAAGATTTTACACAGAAGGATGTAAACGATTTAGAAAAATTCGCAGATAGAATACTCAAGAAGTATAATATAGATGTTGAGTTTACTAGACATTTCGTGGATAGGTTAAATGACCCACGAAATAGTCCAGCAATTAAAGTATCAGAACTACAGAAGTTCTTTAAAAAGATACAAAGAAATAAGGGTGCGAATATTAGAAGTAATCCAGATGTTGAAGCGGTTCTCAAGGATATGTCAACTAATTTGAATTTACCAGTTGTTATTAAAACAAAAAGTGATGATAGTTTTGAAGTGACAAACAAAACAATTATGCGAAAGAAAGATTTTAAAACAACTAGTAAAGTTATTAATTATGCTTAACATTTCAATTAAGGAGAAAATAAATGATTAATTGGATAAAAGGAAGAATGAAAGAAAGAACTACATGGGATGGTGCAGTATGTGTTGCACTTGGTCTTATGATTCTATTCATGGCACCTCTTGCTAAAATTGCAGCTGGTATTGCAATTGCTTGGGGCCTTTGGACTATGTGGAAGTCCGAATAATGGAAGGTGATGTACAAGCAGGGATAGAATTTATCTATCATATGCGTGAACACCTTGTAGACATTGGAGTCGCAACGGTTTACGGTATAACTGTATTCACTATAGTAATGTGGATAAAAAGGAAACTATCATAAAATGATAAGATTATATGTTATGATATTCGTGATTGTGTTACTTGGCGGTGCAGTTTATGCCGCCAAGTATTACTACGATACCACACAAGCAACTATAGCACAATTGCGTGAGAATAACGCAAAACTAGAAGTTGCAAATGAGGAGAACCAAGCGACTATCATAAAGATGGAAAAAAATAGTATAAGGTTAAACGCACTTACTGACCAACTAAACAAAGACTTGAGAAAGTCGGAAGAGTATGGTGACCAGTTGCGTGAGACATTAAATAAACACGATTTGACCCACCTTGCAAATAAGAAGCCTGGGTTAATTGAGAAAAGGATGCAAAATGCGACAGATAAATTATGGGGTGACCTTGAGTCTGCTACTGGTGACGACACTACTGATTAGTGGTTGTTCTAGTTTCTATAAACCAGAAAAAGAAATTGTTACGGTAACAAAACTTGTAGAGAGACAGATACCAACTGTTCCTCACCCTAGACAAGTACAGATGAATGAGATTAAGATTTATGTTGTATCACCAGAGGAAAACTTTGAAGACTTTAAGAAAGAATTTGAAGCGAAGAATGGTGCAGATTCGTATGTTGCAATATCCATAAAAGATTACGAAAATCTTGGAAAGAATTTTGCAGAACTGCGAAGATTTATTGAACAACAGAAACAAATTATCCTTTACTATGAAGAGGCTGTAAAACCTACTGAAAGGGAAGAAGATGACGGAGATAAAGAATAAACCTTACATAATGGCGATTTTATCTGGTCTTGCATACAAAGAACCATCTGAAGTCAATAAGAAATTTAGAAAACATGGTTTCTATGATACCAAATACTGCAATAAAAAAGGAGCACAGTGTTACGTTGTTTGGAATGACACTGATGCAGTTATTTGTTTTAGAGGAACAGAACCAAAAGAAATGTCTGATATTAAAGCAGATTTAAATGCAATCCAAAGAAAGGGATTACATAACACAGGCGATGTTCATAGTGGTTTTCAAGGCGAGATAAACAAAATATGGGATTTAATACTTGAAAAAGTTAATGAACTTAAAGACCATAAAATTTATATAACTGGTCATTCACTAGGTGGTGCAATGGCTACTATTTGTGCGAAGAGATTACAAGAAGAAAAAATAGAAGTTCAATGTTTATATACCTACGGTTCACCAAGAGTTGGTGATAGAAAGTGGGTAAAAAGTTTACAAATTCCCCACTATCGTTTTCAAAACAACAATGACGTAGTATGTAAAGTACCTTTCTGGATTATGGGGTACAGACATCATGGAAAGAATGTATATATTGGATACAACGGTAAGATTGCAAAAATGAATAGGTGGAGAAGATTTATAGACAGTATGCGTGGTAGATTGAAAGCGTGGTCTAAAAAACAATTCTTTGATGGAATTTATGACCATGATATTACAACTTACACTAAAAGAGTGAAAGGATATGACGTATAATGTTAGAGATGATAGAAAGAATGACATCCGATAGATTATGGATATATACTGGTATTGTTGGTTCACTATTTGGTGCAGCCTTTCTTGCATACTTTCAAGGAACAAGAGCAGGACTTTGGTGTTATGCAAAGTTTGATTTAATATTAGATTATTTTGTTGAAAGATGGGGATGGACTTGGTTACAACAACCAGAGGATGCATGGAGAAAGAAATATCCATATGTGACTAAAAAAATTGACGAGTTGGAACGAAGATTGCAAGAAGTAGAAAAATTGACAAAATAGTATGTCAAATTATTCTTGTTGTCAAAACTTTGACTCGACATAAATAGTATAAGGAGATAAGATTATGGCTAAGATAAGTGATAACACAGAAGTTGCGTTACCATTAAGAAATATCCTTTCAATGATTGCTGGTGCTTCTGTTGCCACATGGGCTTACTTTGGTATTGTTGAGCGACTAAATCAAATAGAAACTCAACAACATATGCAACAAAATGATGTTACTATGAATACAGAATTTCGTATTAAATGGCCGAGAGGAGAAATGGGCTCTCTTCCAGCAGATAGCGAACAGTTCATGTTGATTGAACATATTGCAGGCGAACTTGAAAAATTAACTACAGAAATTGAAACTGGTCAAGCACCGTTTGACCAACAACAAAAATTGACTATGGAATTTTACGAGAAAAGAATTAACCAGTTGGAAGAAGCAATTGAAAAAATGAAAGACACCCAACTAGAACTAAAGAACGGAAACTGATATGATAGAGATGGTATGTATCACACTTTTATTATACGTTAATGGTGAAGTGGCATCACATGTTGGATACCACAAAATGGTAGATTGTTTGAAGCAGAAAAGAATAGCAGAAAAGACGCACGAAGGAACTGAATCTTACAGATATACTTGTCAAAAGAGACTAGTAGAAGTAGGTAAGGATGCAGATGGTAATGACTATATTGTTCGTTTGTTAGACACAGACGAAGAACCACAAGTGAAATCTAAAAGCGTCACAGAAAGTCTTGGAGGATAAGTCATGGTTATAGAGGGAGCAATTGTATTGTTGATGTTCTTTGGTAGTCCAATGGAACTTAAAGAATACACAGTGAGAGATGGTTTAAGCGAATGTCTTAAAGC